TCATTCTGGCTTACTCCAATGTTTTAATGTTCCGTCTTCGTTGTACCCTCTAATCATATACAACAAATGCATGTTCTCTTCTAGTCTTTCTTCTGGATTCTCATAGTCAAGGGTGTATAGCTCCAACACAGACTCATATAGCTCAATCTCCGTTGTCTTCTCCGAGAGTGATTCAAACGCTTTCTTATCCCCCGCACCATGTATCCCTTTAATATTATCTGTTGAGTCACCTAGGATAGCTTGAGCATACAACCACATAACCCCTTCACCATATAACTTCTTACCCTTCATTTCAAGCAGCCCATAACTATCAACCCAATGCAAGGGACTTTCATCTTTGTTATGAGTCTTCCATCCGTAGTGCCACCCTTGGACTTGTAAGAGGTCTTTATCAATAGTACAGCATATGGCATTAGTGTTCTGTGTAATCTCCATAGCAAGCTTATCATCAGCTTCCATGCCCTCTATTACCTCTGCACTCCACTCGTGGATTAAGTACTCCTTAATGCTGTTGTACCACTTCGGTTTCTCTTTCTTCCTCGTACCTTTGTACGGATGACTGACTGCTTTCTGTATCCTGAAGTTACCCTTCCCTGTTAGGTATGCTTTGTAGTTGAAGGTGTTGTGTGTAGCAAAGAGACGAGCAAAGAAATCATCTATTCTTCTGTGTACTGAGTCCTCATCTACCTCTTTCTCACAACCCCAACCAACGCTATACAACAGAATATCAGTATCAATTACTAAGAGTTTATGTGTTTCCGAAAGCTGTGATTCCATACCCCCTCCCTACTACATGGATGTTACTTATATCAAAACCTTTAACGGTTCGCTGCCTTTTCTTTTTGTTTACGTGAGGGACAGAAGGGATACGAAGGATGCACCCATCAGATAAGGGACTTATCGTTCTCCCTTCTATTGATACATCACAACCAAACTTAACTAGGTGCCTACTCTTAGGCTCCCCACAAGTTACTAAGTACCGAGGAACTATACTTCCTGCTTTCTTAAACACTAAGAGCTTCTTGCTCTGCTCTAATTCTTTCATATTCTAGCATCTCCAATATGTCTTGTTCTGTTAACATCCCATTCGGATTAGTGAACCACTTAGGTGTTGTCATTTAATCATTTCCTGAAATATATATCTTACCTTCTGAAACATGAGCACTCTGAGTATCCGTCTTATAGTCAAAGCATTCTGTGTTGGCGGAGTATATTCCTACATCTAACTCAACCTCTAAATCCCCATGATTAGCTATTAAGTAATCTAATCTACTTCTTAGTTCTATTGCTGTCATTCTCTTTCCTTAATTGAAGGGCATCCTTGCCCATTGTTTATTTAGATAGGGTCATCATCGGATAAATCCATAGGAGGAGGTGTTGGTCTTGCATCCTGCTTAGGGGCTTCTTTCTTAACAGGAGGTGCTGTTGTCACTGTAGGATATAACTCCGTAAACAACTCTCTGACCTCTTTGTACCACTTGATTGCTTCTGTTACTTGGCCTTTATCAAGAAGACCCTCAGCATCGAGTCCTAATACATCAGCAGCGAGGTTCAAACACTGACCTACTTCGGCTGGGTTAACAAAGCTTCCCTTAGCTTGTGGTGCTTGAGTGGTAGCACGTTGTGGTGGTGGAGCACTAGGCGCACTAGGAGCCTTAGCCTGAGCACCCTCTGTATTAAGGACACTAAGTGTTGTCTTACTGATGTTCTTGAAGTCACCGTTCTGTTTGTACATGAACTCTATTTCCATGCCCTTCAAGAGCTCGTGGTAACTATCACCTTCCTTATAAGAAATGGATTGCTTCTTTAATCCACCCCAAGATACCCAATCTTCACCAACTTTAATACTACCTCTGAACTCGTTACCAAATCTATCTGGCTCTGGCATTGGCTTGATACTAATTGCTTCTACGATTCCTGTAAGTGCTGGCATTATACTTTTTCCTCTTTGATTAATGTAAGTTCTTCAATTTTAGCTTCTAGTTCTGCTATCCACATTGCTGCTAGTGTCCAACAGTCACCATCATAATTAGGGTCATCATCGGGCTCCTCTCCATTTTCTTCAATAAAAGCCTCCCTAATATTTTGAGGTATACTATACACAACATTTTTATAACTATAGCCAGCCATTATTGATTATCTCCTGATTGCTTAGAATTAAAGTCGTTGTATTCATCATATTGTTCTTGTAAAGCATCCATACCTTGCTCTATCTCCTGTGATGTGAGGGCTGTCATAAACTCCCCTTCTGTGTGTGTAACTATTGTAACTTTCTCATTGTAATAGAAAGTATCTTCCATTGCAATAATATTACGGGGTCTTATTTTCATTACTGATGCTGTTGATGTACCTATACTCATAAATACTGGTGGTCGTTTTAGTTTATCCATAATTCACCACCTTAACAATCAAGCCTTTAGCTAATGCAATATCAATCATATGCTTTGTTCCTTTTGATTTACCATCCCAAAATGCAATCAAGGCTTCTGCGTAATCTGCCATTTCCACATTACGTCTGTACCCTGCACTTTTTCCGTACTCATCCCACTGAGCAGGAAACCTTTTAATACCAATACCATTTGTTGTTGCCCATTGCTCCCCACACTTATCAGCACCGCTAGCTGTCCCACTGACGACCTCCATCCTCGTTGAAGTAAAGCCAGCCCAATCCCAAAGAATCTTATCTAAGAGCACTGCGTCCTTAAAACTTCTACCGCCTGCTACTATTGTTTTCATTCTAATGCACCTCTGCCCAATTTAATCCTACGGCACCATCGCCTGTTTGCTCTATTGATAAGTTGAAGTGCTTACCTGCGTCATTTATTGCCTTCTCCATAATACCTTTTATGTCCTCTGCTAATTCAGGTTTGACTTCAAACGTGTACTCATCATGATAAAAACATACCTGCTTATAGTCAATACCATCTACGTACTTTAAGCGCAACTCTTTATTTAATAATACAGTTGCCTTACTTAATGTTAAAGCTTCATCAGCCTGAAGCATGAATACTAATATGTCTTTTTCATTACGTATCAATATCATTCTTCCGTCTAGTCCTTTAATCTTTCCGTTATAGAACTCTGTCCTCTCTTGCTCCCTGCCTCTCCACTTGTACTTAACCTGCTTTCTTCGTGCTGTCTTCTTCCACTCAACCTTCAAGTGTTCTTCTAGCTTAACCTGAGCCTGAAACACCTCATCTAGTGCAAGTCTGAGCTTAGTACCTAGAGCTTTCGCTGTGGTTTCATTAACGACTCCAGCCATAGAGCCAAGTTTCTTGTTACCAGCATTAAATTTATACGCATAATTAAAGTTCTTAGCACCACCCCTCGTGATAAGAGGATAACCCTCCGCTTCAAATACTTTATTAAGCTCATCCCTAGCTCTCGTATGTGAGTCTGTACCTTTCTTCTTGTCTCCATTTAATATCATGTCCTCAAAGATTTTATCTTCTATACCTGCATCCCTAGCCCTAGAGATAAGCATTCTATCTTGACAACTAGCAGCATCCGCACTAACTAATATCATTCCTTCTTCAGCAATGAAACACTTACGCATTTGTGTCCCATAAAAACTCTCTGTATTAGGAACATTAGCTATATTAGCGTGTCTTACTCTGTAGGTGTCTGCGAAGCCTGAGACTCTTGATTCAAGTCTTCCGTCATCCCGCACCCTGTCCAACCAACCCTGAATGTTCGAGCGTCTGTGTACGCACTGAACCCTCTTACATATAAGTCTACCCATCTTTCCATCAACTCCAATGAAACTATCATCTGAGGAGAGCTTAGGACTCGTTCTAAGTGGATTACCATCTTCATCTACTTCCTTTTTACTGTAGTTGTATTCTTCGGGTTGCCAACCGAGGTCAAGTAAGAACTCTTTAACTTCTTTATCCGAGGCCAGATTAACTCTACGAAAATCCACCCTACAAAAAGGGCCACCCACATTAGTACTAAAATTATCCAAAGCATTCTTTTCTATCCATTTCTGTAGTCTTAAGGCCATAGTACCTGCTTTAGTAAAAGGATTCTGTATTCCCTCACTAATCCCATCAACAACTCTGTCTTCTTTAATCGTTGGTATCATGGGGAGTTGTGGATGAAGTACAGTATCTATCCTTTGTACCCATGTACTGAGCTGTCTTATGTACCGTTCACAACGTGGTATATCTAACTTCCATCCATGTTTCTCTTGTCTGTCTATACACTCCATGAAGTCCATAGTAAGCCATACTGCCCTTGGAGGGAAAGCACCTGTACTTAGTTTCTTTTGCATCTCTAAGTACACTAGGTGTGTAATCTCTACATCCTCTACACATCTATGCATCATCTCAGGGCTGTACTGGCTCCAGTCCTCGTGTTCCACCTTACCCCTACCTATCCTATATCCCCAAGCTGCAAGGCTATGAGGGCCACTGAGTTTCTTAGGAGCTATCCTAAACTTCTTCTCTTCTCCCGAAACTAATACTACGTGTGCATACCCACCCGATTCAACACAAGAAGCCATTGCATAAGGCCCATGTGGCCCGTGATGGTACTTAGAATATTCTTCCCTATCTGTCTTAGCGTAGTCAATCTTCATTTGTTCTGGTATAGGGATATTCTTAAACAACTCACGAGAGAGGAGTACAGTATCTAACACACGTCCTTTGTATTCATACCCATATATCTTTTTAAGGAGGGGTACATCATACCCTATTCCGTTGTGCATGATTAGGATTGTTGTCTTATCAAGCATTGCCTGTATCTTGGCTTGTGTCCTGAACCTCCATATCTGGTTAGTCTCAGGGCATTTAAACACAGCACACCATATCTGTGTAGCCTCGTGGTAAAGACCATTGGCCTCAATATCACATATTAATTTCATAGGCCACC